CCCAGTCACGATCAGGGGGTGGGATTACTCTGGGTGGCTTATTAGACGGCATCAACGATTGGGAGAACCGGGTCTATCGCAAGATCTGGAATTGTGTGCAGCAATTCTGGACCGATCAGCGCTGGGTTCGCGTCCGCGACGTTCAGGAGAAAATGAAGTTCGTGGCCCTGAATCGCCGGCTGGATCCGTTGGTGGCGTTGAACGAGGGGTTGATTGACGAACAGCAGGCCCAGCAGCTTGTGCTCGAGGGTCGGCAGTTTGTCGAGAATCCGGTCAGCGAGCTGGATATTGACATCATCATTGAAGAGGTGCCGGATACGGTCACGATTCAGCACGAACAGTTCCAGAATCTAACCAATCTGGCGACCGCGGGCGTGGTGTTTCCGCCGGAGGTTTACATCGAAGCCTCTGACCTACGCAACAAAGCCAACCTCATCGAAATGCTTCGAGGTGGGGGCGATGTTGATCCGCAGGTCCAGCAATTGCAGCAGCAGGTTCAACGGTTGCAGGAGCAATTCCAGCAGCTTGAGCTAGCAGAGAAGGCCGTCGAGATCCAAGAGACTCAGGCCAAGACCGAAAACATTCATGCAGACACAGCGAAGAAGGAAGCGGAAGCGCTGAATGCTGTGCTGCAGTAATTCTTAGTCGCCGAATTGGGCGACATTTTAAGCCGCCGCCGGGCATCGGGCGATTTGAAGCCGCGACGACTGCGTAAGGTCGTTTCGTGTGCTCCTACGTCAGTGGAGGAACCATGAGTGATGAAGGTAGTTTAGCCGACGTACTTACCCAGGAAATTCCAGAGCAGTTGGATATTGAGCAGCCAGCGGCCGAGGAAACGGTTGATGCTCCCGTTGAGGACCAGGTTGAGGAGAAAACGCCTGACGATGAAACACCTGAACAGGAGCCCGCGCCAACGGTGGAAACTGAGAGCAAGACGGTACCTATTGAAGCCTTAAAGGACGAACGGACCAAACGCCAGGAATTACAGGCTCGACTCGACGCAATAGAGAACCCACCAGAGCAAACGGATGCAACTGATCCGAATGATGCGTTCTGGAAGGACCCTGTTGGGACGGTTGGGCAGTTGGTTTCTAGCGTGGAATTGCGGGTGCTGCAGCAGTTAGCGGCTCGGTCGGAAGCGGCAGCCAGAACACGGCATGACGATTACGACGAGAAGTTAGCAGCGTTTGTTGCTGCGGCGAATGACAACCCTGCGTTAGCCAAGAAGATGGCTCAGCATCACGACCCTGGTGAGTATGCGTACATCACCGGTCGCGATCTGTTGGCGTTGGAGGGCTCCGGGAGTTTGAACGAGTTGGTGTCTCAGAAGGATCAGGAGATTGCCAATCTCAAGGCGGAACTAGCGAAGTTGAGCGGGAGTAAGGCTGCGGCCGAAGACGTACCGGAATCACTGTCAAGCCGGCAAACCAAGGGGGGTCAAGATGTTACCGAAGACGACTCCTTGGATGCCGTTTTATCAGGCTAACAGTGCAAGGAATTAAGTAATGACAGATACGACAGTAAGCACTGCTAATCAGGTCCAACGCTGGCAGAAAAAGCTTTTTCGGGAATATGTGCGTGAGAATGAGTACGGCCCTTACATGGGGACGGACGAAAACGCCGTAATCCAGATTGGTGAAGATCTGACCAAGCAGGAAGGCGACCGGATTACGGTGAGTTTGGTTGGGGCCCTGACGGGCGCGGGTGTGACGGGCAATACGGCGCTGGAAGGTGCTGAAGAGGCTCTGAACAATCACGGTCACCAGGTGACTGTGGCCACGCTCCGAAATGGCGTTTTGGTAACGGATAACGAGCAACAGAAGACCGTTATCCAGCTCCTGAAAGAAGCGCGTATCCAGCTCAAGATTTGGGCCATGGATAAGCTTCGGGATGGGGTCAACACGGCGCTGCATTCCATTGACGGAACGGCGTATGGGTCGGCGTCTGAGGCCAGTAAGGATACCTGGCTGACGAATAACGCCGACCGGGTGTTGTTTGGAGCGTTGTTGAGTAACAACTCTTCGAATGACCATTCGTTGTCACTGGCCAACATTGACAACACGAACGATCAGTTGGATGCCGGTATGGTGTCTTTGGCCAAGCGTATGGCCAAGACCGCTACGCCGAAACTCCGGCCGATTCGTGTCAATGGTGCCGAAGAGTGGTTTGTATTGTTTGCGCAATCCCTAGCGTTTAGGGATCTCAAGAACGACACCACCATTCAGCAGGCCAATCGTGAAGCTTGGACTCGCGGGCGTAACAACCCGATCTTCCGCGATGGCGACCTTTTGTACGATGGGGTCATCATTCGGGAAGTGCCGAGCATTACGGTGTTGTCCGGGGTGGGTGCCGGTTCGATTGACGTTGCGCCGAACTTCTTCTGTGGCGCGCAAGCCGTTTCTGTGCAGTGGGCGAAGCGAACCAAGGCCATTAACGATACTCGTGATTACGGGTTCCGTAAGGGCGTTGGCATTCACGAAATGCGCGGCATCGAGAAGCTTGTGTACGACACTGGTGCGTCGAGTGCGAACCAGGATCACGGCGTGCTCACCGTTTACTCTGCCGGAGTTGCGGACAGCTAAGCCGTTTCTTAGCCACCTGTTTGGGGCCCTTCGGGGCCCCTTCTTTTTGGAGGAACTATGAGATTTCAATTTATTGGCCAGCCTGACGATACGGAGCTTGAGATTATTTCGGTCAAACACAACGAGGACTTGGGCGGCCGTGAGTACACACAGATTCACCGCAAGCCCAATGCCAAGAAAGGCGACGGCCCCGAAGAGCTCACGCTTTACGGCTACACCTTCAAGAAAGGCGGGCCGAGCGTGGAGATCAACAAGGAATACATTCACGCTCCGGGCATGAAGCCGGTGCCGGTTGAGTTGATCTGTCAAAAGCTGGCGGCCAATTCGCACTTCAAAGAGGTCAAGGCTGGGCGTCCGAAGGTGGCTGATGCAGCTTAGTACGTTCTATCTCAGGGTACTGCGGAAGCTGGGCGTTTTGGCGGCTGGGCAATCTGCGTCCGCGGAAGACGTGCAGACGGTGACCGATAAGTACGCTGAGGTGTGGGCTGAGCTGGATGATCGCCAGGTGATTGACTGGTATGTGACCGACGATATTCCCGATGAGCGGGCCATTCACATGATCAATATTGTGGCTGGACAACTCACGGACGAATTCAGTTTAGACGATTTGAAAGCGGCGTCGATCGAGGGCAAGGCGGCGCTGAGCGAGGGATCGGTGACGAGTTCCGAGAATCCTGTTGATGGCGTGCCGGTCAAGGTTGATTACCTGTGAGGATTCCGTTCGGAGTCCAGTCTTACCAGCAAGACAGCCTGCCGATTTCCGCTCAGCGGATGGTGAATTGTTATCTGGAGGAGCAGCAGCCCGGCTCTAGTGTGCCGGTGGCGACGCGGGGAACGCCAGGGATTAAAGCGTTCGCCACGTTTGACCGTGCGCCGATTCGTGGTTTGGGGGTGCATAGCGGTGTGTTGTATGCGGTCGCAGGCGATTCGCTTTATTCGGTTACCCCGGCCGGTGCTGTCACGCTGATTGGTTCGGTCGGTGGCAGTTCGTCCGTTTGCAAGCTGATCAGTAACGGTTCTCAGCTCGCCGTGCTTTCCGATGGTCTGTTGTATATCTACGATGGTGCGCTCACCCAGGTCACCGACCCGGACTATCGTCCATCTTCGGATATGGCCTTTATCGATAGCTACATCTTGCTGGTTGTCGAGGGCAATTCAGGGCAATTCATCTGGTCGAACTTGCTGGATGCCAGTTCTTTTGATGGGTTGGATTTTGCCACCGCGGAGGCAAACCCGGATTCGCTGGTTGGGGTGATTGTCGATCACCGAGAGATCTTTTTACTCGGCGAAGAAACGACTGAGGTTTGGGTGAATACTGGAAGCTCCGCCACGTTTGAGCGGATTTCCGGGGCGTTTGTGGAAATCGGGTGCAAGGACCCCCGCTCTGCGGCAAAAGCGGACAACACCATTTTCTGGTGGGCGAACGACAACACGATTCGACGCTTGGAGGGGTATGTGCCTCGGCGCGTGTCCACGCACGCGATTGAAACGAAATTGGCGACGGTGGTCGGCGACGTTGAGGCGTTCACCCATACGTATAAAGGTCATGTGTTTTACGTCCTGTCGCATGCGGGCGGTACTTTCGTTCTCGATGTGAATACCGGGCTCTGGCATGAGCGGGAGTCATACACGCTCAACCGCTGGCGGGCCCGCGGTTATGTTCGGGCGTACGGCAAGGATCTGGTCGGCGACTTCCAGGAGGGGCGCATCGGTGAGTTAGATGCACTGACGTACCAGGAATTTAGCAATCCGTTGGTGGCTTCGGCCGCATCGCCGGCCGTGAAGTCCGAGAACAATTGGGCGACCCATGGGTACCTCGAGTTGGAGTTTGAAACCGGCGTGGGTTTGGCGACCGGACAAGGGTCATCGCCAGAGGTCGGGCTTCGCTGGTCCGATGACGGCGGGCGCACTTGGGGGAATCCGCTGTTGCGGTCTTTGGGTGCTGTGGGTGACTTTGGCAAGGTCGTTCGATTTAACACTTTAGGTCGAGCGAAAAGCCGCGTGTACGAGTTCTTTGTATCTGATCCGGTCCCACGGAATTTATTGAGCGCTTGGGGGGAGGTGAGAAGTGGCCGACCGTAGCGCTGTCATTCCCGGGCAGCGGGTGCCGTTGGTGGATTCTCAGGGGCGAATGTCGAGTGTGTGGCATCGGTTCTTTGTGGATCTGCACGAGCGCACGGGCGGCAATGCCCAGGATAAGGTCGAATCGACCACGGTCGTGGCCACCAGCGCTCAAACAACTGCCGCGGCGGCGCAGAGCGATGCGACGGACGCGCTCAGCAGTGTTGGGATCAATGCCAGCAATATCCAGGCGATTGATTTCCTCGGCGAATTCGGGATTTTGTAATGGCGCAGGTTGTTGGACTGCTCGGGCAGTCAGATCCCACTGCCGCAACTGACACTACGGTTTATACGGTTCCCGCCTCGAAGCGGACTCGGCTTTTTATCTCCTTTGTTAATCGCCACGCTTCGACGGCGGACACCATTCGGATTGCGCTTGTGCCGTCTGGCGAGTCGTTATCCGACGAGCATTACATCAAATACGAAGAGTCAATCGCCGCGAACGCCGATGATTCCACCAGCACTTACTTGCTGAACTCCGGGGATTTCGTCGTTGTCCGGGCGGCCAATGGGACGATGAGTTTCACCTTGAGCGGATTTGAGGACGATGTCCCGACGTAAGTTTAGGGGGTATGGGTCAGGTGCCGGCGATACGAACTGGCCCAACGGTGCCTGACAATACGTCTGGTTTCGACGATGACGTTTTTATAAAGACCAGTGTCGTGGCTGGTATCTATAAGAAGGTCGCAGGCAGTTGGACCTTGGTTCTACCTTTGTAGGAATGGATTTATGACGACAATTCGCCGGCTGAGTCTGGCCGATATGATCGATGAGACGGGAATCGCCTTTAGAAATCCCGATGGGTCGTTAACGGTTTCGATGGGTTTTGCGAAGCCTCAGAACGATGAAATTCTGCTCATGGATGGCTTGGACAAAGCCACCGAGCGGAAGGTCCTTTCCCATGAGGCGGAACACATCGCCAAGGGCGAAGAGGGCCCCATCTTGGGACGCTTGCTCTCGTCGATATTTGGGACTGATGATGCGGCCGACGCCCAAGCGGCAGGGAACCGCGCCGCGATCGGCGAAAC